TAGCCATAAGAAAAAAGGGAGCCGAAGCCCCCGTATAAAAATAAAAATTAAGCGTTAGCTGGGTATGTAGTACCAAACGCAGCAGGCTTAGTTGTTGTTCCAGCGAACAATTCAACACAAGCAGCTGGGTTTAAGAAGTCTGCACCCATAGCTAGTCTTCCAAGGATTACGTCACCTTGGTATACAACAGAAACGTCACCTGAAGTTACCTGAACCTGTGGGCCGATAGCCTCAACAACAGCAGCAGCTTCTCTTTGGAAGATAAGTCCGCAACTCTGACCGAAGTCGTTTGAGTTTCCGTAGTTGTTGTTGATACCAGTAACTGAAGATCTTGCGTCTTCTGTAGAAACTTCTACGAAGTCTCCTGTGTTACCGGGGTTAGGTACTGCTAAGTCACTACTTGCAGATGCACCTGATGAAGGAGCATACTTTGTACCATATCTGTTGAAGAATGGAATGTTCATTGACTTGAAGATCTGGATGCCTGCAATTTCAATGATGCCTTGTCCACTCTGTAGAGCTGTACCTTGTACGTCTCTGTTTACAAGACCGTTAGAACCTACAGCTTGTATAAGTTCGTAGTACTGTCTTGGGTTTAATACAGCAACTCTACCCTCAGTAGATACACCTTTCTCGTCTAGTGCAGCAGCTGCATCATAGAAAGCTGAGATTAGGTGTGTTGAGTTGTAAGCGTCGTCTGCGTCTGATCCAGCACCAACTTGGATCTGTGTTCCACCGGGCTCTGCAAAGTTGGACATAGAAACAGGAGAAGCCTGTCTAGCACCTTTCGCAATAGCACGGAAGATAAGTCTGTCATACTTCTCTGCGAGAGCATAACCGATCTTGTTTGAGATTTCACCACGTAGGTCGTAGTGTGCTAGTGTCTCGTCTAGCTCATAAACAAAAGCTGAACTAATTAATAGGTCATCAATTGTCACAGTTTTTTCTGCAACTGGTGGAGCCTTCTGGTCGTTACCTAAGATGCTCTGGCCGGGTGTATGATACTCGGCTGTTGTTCTACCAGTGTAGATGAACTGCATTGACTTACCAGAAGTTAATGTTCTCTTCTGTACTAAGTCTCTAG